CAGTTATTGAGATAGATACGCAGAAGCATTGCTGGTAAGTGTTATTGAGATTCTTATCAACTTGTCGATCAGGTGGTTATTGAGATAGCCTGATTGACAGTTGTGAGTAGTGGTTATTGAGATAGCTATTCACGGGTAATTAGTGGTTATTGAGATAGCTAATTACGGGAACTATTGTTATTGAGATTTTAGTTCCAACTTTTCACAATGTCGTTATCAAAAATTTCAGATGTCGTGAGTGATTTCGGTAAGATGTCCTTCGGTCTTATCGAACAAGGCTCTATTGTTAAAGAAGGCGGAAAATATTCACTACCTAAGATTCTTAAAGTAGTTGATGCGTTTATACACTCTATGAAGTTGCCCCAGTCTGCAGCTGCATTACGCGTTTTCCGAGAATCAGATGATTCGTTGACCCAGGCTGCTGCGTTGTATGCAGCAGTGTCGGCTCCGTTGAATAACCCTCCTATGGAGTATGTTATGAGATTCAAAGAGTGTTTTGGAGACTTCAAAGCAGTACTATCGCTTGGAGATTCCATCGATCAAAATGTGGAATTTTCTCAAATTCCGCAACAGAACGATGCCCCTGCAGAAGTTGTGTTTGACCCTGCTGCAGGTAGTGCATCTATTGTAGATAGTATCAAACAGAACCATATTAGTCCAGGAAAATTTTTGTCTGAGAACACCACATCTATTAGAGTAATTTCTGGAGTTCTTGCAGCTATGTGTGCCATTCTTGGAGTTGGCAAACTTGTTAATTCATGTAGCGCTTCGTTATCTGGGCAAATTTTGGACCTTTCGAAGATGATCGTGTCTTGTAAGAACATTTGGGGTGTTATTACTGGCATTGTTGATTCTATCCTCCCTGTTGTATATAATTTCTTTGGTGTTGAGTATATTGATCCTGTTCATAAGAGAATGAATGATTTGTCAGTGCGAGTTAAAGCGCTGCAACAGGAAACAATTAAGACTATTTCCGAATTGAAAACTAATTTCTTTGTTATTACTCATGAAAGTGTTACATCCTTACAATTGAAATATGACAAATTAAATGATGAATTCATAAAATTGACAGAAAATGAAAAGTCAATGTACAATTTGCATAATGTAATGTCGGAAACTTACACACATATTGCCTCCATCAATGAGATCATGAACGATTTGAAAAGAAGTACTTCTGGCAAACAAAGGCCAGTAGCGCTATGGATTTGTGGTGATTCGGGCGTAGGTAAAACTCGTTTGGCGACTGAGGTGTGTGATTTGCTGGCAAAGCGTCATGATGGTACTGTTTATCAGAGAACAGCAAGTGATAAGTACTTTTCCGGTTATTATAATCAAGTGGTATTCTGTCAAGATGATTTGATGCAGAAGAGAATGGCGGAAGATATTGAAGAATTTCACAGGTATACATCAGAAGATCAAAAAGATGTTGTTGGCGCAGCAATTCCTGAGAAGGGGCGCCCTTTCACTTCAAAGTATTTTATTGCTACTAGCAATCAAACTTGGATAGGCCCCCCTTGCCAGATGGAAGATTTGCTTGCCATGAATAGGCGTAGAGATGTTGTTGTATATATGCATTTTCCGCAATTGGCAGCGTTTAAAGCGCAGAATCACGGCGCAGAACCAATGGGTGATTGGTTTAAGGATAATTTCCCCATATATTATCTGGTTGATGCTACATTCGGATTTAGGACTGAAAAAGCTGACGCTCAATCTCGTCGTGAGTTTTCGGATAATGCGCAGTGGATAATTCGTCAGATAACTGTTCCGGAGATGGTGGAGGGAGTGTATGAGCTCCAGAAGTATAGATCTGAGCAGTATAGAATGCGAATTACTGCAAAGAATCCTGATATGGTTGGTCTTCCTAAAACTCCCATTGTATATGATCCCCAGAAATTCTTGTATAAATTGAATCAAAGAAGTGAACCTGCTGTTCCAGTTGTGCCTGCCCCTATGAGCGACACGGCAAGTGATTTTGATTTGCTTGTAAATAAGGAAGTGTTTTCAGTCGTTGAGGTTGATATTTTCAAATATATTGGAGATTTTGTTGGTAAGAAGTTTTCAAATGTTGACGAAATTTTGGATTTTGATGATGTAGAGGAACCACGATTATTGCTATTTGATCAGTATGGTAATGCAAAGAAGTTCTTCGGAGGCATTGATTTCGCCCCATCGGTGGTTCGTTCTGTTCTATCAAAATTCTCACATACTGAAGATTTTATGTTAAAATTTGATCCTGAAAAACATATTTTTATTATGTATAAGCTACATTCTACAAGTGTACAAAATAACCCAACAGTTGAGATTGTTCCACATGTTAAGAAACCGTGTATTATGTTATCAGGTCCTCCTGGTGTTGGTAAGACCATGACTATGGCGAAGATAGAGAATGTGTATCACGTTAAATATACAAGAGGTGAGGTATATCCTAGCGGAATTTTGTATTGTGATGATATCACTATATCTTCGGATAGATTCCAGATTGCGAAGAAATTGGTGTGTGAATCCCATGATGGTAGATTACAGAACTTTGTAGTTGTGTCTCTTAATAAGGAAACTCGCCTATGGAAAAATTTGCCAGAGGATGAGAGGACGCTTCTTACGCGACGTTGTCACGAAGTTGAATTTGATTATGCTCGTGCGCTAAAATTGTTATCATGGGCGTCACACCCAACAGAATGTTTGAAGCAAAAGAAAGGAAAACAGTTTGAGAGCCTCATAACGATCAGGTGGACTCTATTGGATGAAGTCGATTCCGGTATTCCAAGTCTTAAACCATGCCATGATGCGGTTATTCAGATGATTCAGATTGAGGCACAGAGGACGGCGGTTACAATTGATGTTGAACGTGTAAATAATATAAAATTATCATATCCTGAAAAAGTTGATTTGTTGGTGATACTTGATGATGATCAGAAACCGACTGCGGAGGGAGTCAAACTCCTAGTAAATGGAAAAACACCAGCTTCAATGGCTGAATCACTTGTTGCGGCATCACTGCTCGCTAGAATGACGAGTGTGTTCTCTCCAGAGTCGATCGCTGATAGATCTCAGGTTTCAAGAGTTGTAACTTCAAAGAAAGTTCATAATACAACGAGATTTCGTGATATTGTCATTCGCGGGTCTGATTGGGCATTTGGCCTTACAACAATTGATGGATGTTTTATTTGTTATGAAATTGATACTAATTTGAACAGTTGTATACATATTTTTCCAAATGGTGATTATAATTTTAACGGTCGTGCTTATTGCATTGAAACTCAATTTGATTATGATTTTGTTCACGCTTTTGCGAAATTGACGAAGACAAAAATTCCTGAGTTTGATGACGTTAAATTTGTAACTCCCCAGCAGGCATTGGTGAAGAGTGATGCTCATCAATTAATTGGATGTTGTGTTAGTGCATTCGGCATTTTGACTAACATACTTTCTACGGGTATTCTAGCTTTCCGAGAACCTAAGCGCCCAGTTGTCACCAATGTTGTTCCTAGCTCCGGACCTATCTCAAGTGTTTTGATGCCTTGGGATCCTGCGTATAATATCCAGCAGTCTATTGATGAAGAGAGGTCTAAGCGAGTAGCGAATAAAGTTGTAGAGACCACGCAGCCAGAAGCTACAGATCCAACTAATACATATTCTTTTGAAACTGATGTCGAGAGACGCAAGAGGCAGCAGGCCGATGATCAAGTTTCCACATCGGATTGTGAAACACCAACAACATCCACGTTATCACATGTGGCTCCCCAAGGTAGAAAGCGAGAGTTGTTCACAGAGGGAATAAAGGTGGATTGTGAAAAGTATGTTGTGTACTTGGCCCGAAATAGAACTTGTGAAGATGATTGCGATTATGGCATTGTTTTTGATGGAAGGTTCTATTTTCTTGGAGAAACTCACCCGTTTTCAAATATGTGGTTCGGTTTTTGTAGAGCAGTTGAGGAGGTAAAGGATCTGGTGATTATGAAAAAGGCAACGCGTCTATACAACCGAGATGCTATCATGTCTATCAAGGCGAAATCTTATTCTTTTGATGGTGATCTGTCTCTGCACTGGGCGGAATGGATGTGTTTTGGAACCCCAGGCCCATATGATTTTGCAAATGAATATCCCTTAATTGAAGTTGCACGAAATGCAAAGGGAGTTGTTACTCAGGGCTCTTTCGACCCTATCGCGAAGGAACAGTTGGATGTTGTGATGAAGAATAAGATCCCAGTCATTTGTGGAGGAGTAGCGGTTCAGTACGCTGTTATGTTGTATGATAGAATCGGGATGTGCAACGCCCATGCTCCATCAGGTTTTGCTGTGAGAATTGGCGATGTAGATTACGATGTGGATGTTGTAAATATTTCTCGTTCTAATGATATTCTTATTTTTAAAATTCGTAATGATAAAATTCCATTATTTCCTAGTGTTATGAATCATGTGGTTAAAGAAAAAGAATTGACAACTTTCATCACCCTTTCACGTGGGAAAGCAGGTATCCTTCTTGGCCTTGGAACATCTGGTTCCTGCACTGCTTTTGTGGCATCGGCCAATGTAATGAGTAAGGTGGTTGTTGATCCTGCAGATTTCGGAACTATTGCCTATTCATCAGAGATCGCTTTTTACGGGTCAACAGGTGTTTCCAAACCTGGAGATTGTGGTGCCCCAGTGATGTTAATGGCACCCACAATGGGAAGGAAGTTTATTGGTATCCACGCTAGAGGAGCTAAGGATATTTCTATGGCTGCGCCTATTACTTTCGAATATTTGACAAAATTAATTGAGCATGATTCAACGAATTTGCAGAGTAGTGTGAAGGATAATCCGTTCGTGGAGTATGAGCAAGTCCCCTATCAGGATACCCAGGTTGGTTTGACAGTTGTTGGCCATACAACTTTGCCTGTGCATGTACCAGTTACAACAACTAAATACTGGTCAGGAATCGAGTTGCAGTGTGATACTCAGCCTACCATCAAGAGTATCCACGATCCACGTAATATCATGAAGAGGAATATGTTAAAGGAGGGAATTGCTAGATATGCAGAGAATGTTGATAAGGATTTTACCCTGGCTGAGGTGGAACATGCTGCTACGGAGATTGGCTCTTATTTGTCTGCAAGAATGGTTTCAAAATCAATGACCACACGGGTGCTAACAAATACAGAAGCGGTTAATGGTGCGTCAAATGTTGAGTTCTCCATGTCAAGGAGCATTGACAGGCACGGTGCAGTCGGATATCCATATTCGGTTCTATGTCCATCAAGAAAAACTAAACAGGATTTCTTATATCAGAACCAGACGAACGCTCTGTGGTATTTCCGTGATGATATTTCTAGTCAGCGAATTCTATCCAATGTAAATATGATGATTGATGATGCGAAGAGAGGTGTGATGAACAGGGTGACTTGGGTTGCATATTGCAAAGATGAGCCTGTGAAACTAAAGAAAATTTATGATCTCTCACAGATGAAAACGCGGGTGTTCTTTTCAGGCCCTATGGATTATCAATTGGCTTATCGTAGGGCATTCAATGCTGCTATTTGGCGCATAAGTGAACTTCACTTGGAAATTCCGGTGAGAGTTGGTTTGAACCCCGTTTCTTTGTCTTGGGAAATTTTGGCTTATAAGCACTTGGGAGTCAATTCCTATGGTTTTGATTCTGATATGTCAAATTGGGATGGAACAGTCCCCTTGGAGTTTATTCGTGCAGTGCCAATTATCTATAACAAAATTTATCGTGATACTGATTCTGAGTGGAAGATTGAGGATGACGTGATGAGATCTACTTTGCATCAGGTTGTTGAAGGTGCGGATGTTGCTGTATATGGAACTGTATATAAATTAAACCAAGCAATGATATCTGGGTTTCCTGGAACGGCAGTTGACAATTCGTTGATCAATTGGATGCTGTTTTATTGCGTGTGGCGAAGAATCATGTTGAAGAATAGCCCAGAAAATGCTTCATTCCAAAAATTTATGAAATTAACTGTTTTGAGTGTATTCGGTGATGATAATATATGTACAGTGTCTCCTGCGATTATTCGTCTTTTCCATTTTAATTCGTTCAAAATTGAGGCAGCTAAATTCGGATTCGTAGTTACTGATGCTGCAAAAGAAGGAGGAACTCAGCCTGACTTCAAACCTTTTCATCAATTGGAATTTTTGAAGCGGAGTTTCCATCAGGAAGGTAGTTATTTTATGCCATTGCTGGATAAGAATTCACTTTTCAAAAGCCTTTACTGGACGACATCTGCTCCGGCTTATCATTTTTCTGGCGAGTGGCGTAAAACTAACAGGCCTGAGGTTTTCATTGAATCATTATGCGGATTTTTCCGCGAAGCATCTTTGTATGGAAAAGACGAATACGATCGCATGTGTGGTGTGGTGCTCAAAGGTTTAGCAAATACTGGCTATGAATTTCATATTCCTACTTTTGAGAGTGTAAGATACGATTTAAGAATGTAATTACTAAAGATCATATAATAATCTCTTTCATTAATATTGTTAAAATTATTGCGCATATATATTTGTTTGATTGCTCTAAGAAATATAATCACAATGGCAGGCCTTGGAACTACTGTACAACCTGCTGGGGAACCGGGAACTCAGAACCATCCCGTTCCTATTCAATCCGAGACAATTTCTGATAAGCCCCAAACTATCAGCCAGTCCACTGCCATCCAAAATTTGAACCAGTTGCTACATACGAACTGGATATTCGATCAGACTTTCACTGTTTCAACTAATATGCCAGCTGGGACGATTGTGTATATCAAGCCTATCCACCCTCTTGAATGGAATTGGCCGAACAAAGTCGTTTCCCAGATGTTCAACGTTTGGACTGGTTCAGGAAAGATTAGATACCGTCCATTAGCAACAGCCTGGTATGGAGGCTCCATCCGAGTCGGTTTTCTTCCACCCAACATGACTACGGAGCAGGTGAGGAATGTACCATTGGAGGTGTTAACATCGTACCCCAATAGAGACATTGACCCCAAGAATACAGATTGGGTAGATTTCCGCGGCCCGGATCAGCGAGAAATTGCCTATCATTACATGAAGAATTTTGATGATACAGATAGACAGTGTTTTGGAGGATACATTGTTTTCTATGTGGCCGGTAAACTCGTTACACAAGCACCCGAGTTTACTCAATCCAGTTTATGACAGAATTGGCAGGAGATTTCCATTACGATCAGCCATCTCCTAGTGCTCTACGCAATGATGTCGACAATTTGCATCCCCTTGGAAGTTCAGTTGAGATCAATATTCAACATCAGCCCTTGTGTGACTCTGGCGATAATGGCAGGTATAATGCAATTCAGGTTTGTCCTGTAGCGTTGAATTACCTGCCTGCTGGTGGCGCGCGAATGTCTGCTGTTGGTTTGGGTCTAGCTCTGAACAGGATACCATCCCTTGTGAAGAGAGGCGCTTGGACGAACGGACCGTACTCTTCCACTCCAACGATGCGATGCAATGGTGTTGACACAACAGTTGCTACAAACACGGCTCCTGCAGTAAACCGTGACTTCACGAACTTGCCTATGATGAATGTTAAGATCCCTTCTGAACAGCAATACGAGTTCGTGGATCAAACTGCAATGTTCTTGTTGCCAGATGGCGCGATAAACTTTGCGGCGGGGCATGTTGATGCCCGCACAGTTGGTCCGGAAGCCATTTTCGCCCCAGAGGGAGGCCCAGCTTCTTTTGCAGTCCTTCCGACAAATACAGGGCCTATTAACCCTTCTGCTACAGGTGTTGAAATAATGCACTTATTCCCCACAGTCACAGGTGAATCAATTGTACTCTTTGTCAATCTTCACACACGAACATATGCACCGCAGACGATCATTCATTCGGATTATCTTGAGAGATGGCCTACCAATGCCTCTACTGGTGAAACTTCTTGGCTCTATAATGTTGTGTCTAAGGCAGGAACCCCCCTCTTCACAGTTCGTCTAAATCCAAATGGGATTTTTACCACAAACGCTACAACTACAGCAGTGATTTATCCCGGTGAGACTTACTTGAGATACGTTCAAACTCTGCCTGTTTCTTCGCCGTTACCACCTATGTCAAACTTCGTTCGAACGAGCAGACATACAATGGCAAGACTGACTCGAATGAGAGCAACCGTTGATGAAATGGAGCTGGAAATGTAGCTCTTTCAGTTGTAATGTTAAAAATGAATCCGAATGCTATCCCATTTGTGCCTAGTGGTGCTTTGCCAGGCAGTGGAGATTTACAGATGATGTTTCCGTTAACTCCAAAATCAGACAGGTATGGATTCGGGTACCAACCACCAAAGGAAGACATGTTCATAAATTTGATGAAAACAGCCGTAGGTGTCGGTTTGCCCGGCGCTAGGCTAGCAGGTGACGTTCTGTCAACTGGTCTAAATTTTTACAACGCTAGAGAGCGTGCAGCTCAACAACAAGAGATGCTGGAAATACAGCGTGCACATCTGGCGTTGCAATCTCAACGAATGCTTCCTTACGCGGTTGGAGGGCCTGGACCCTCACTTTCGAAAAAGATGTTTATGTCCCCTTCTTTATATAAATGTTAATTTACTCATGCAAGCACTTTCAATTGTATTACTTAAAACGTTCTGAAATTATCATGCAATCACTTGATTTTACAATAATTCAAAAAGGTTTGAAAGAGTGTTCTCACGATCCCGCAACATGTTACAAAGAATTGTGTTATTCCCACTCGTGGCTGTGTCAGCGTTGTTCGCTGCACTGTTGGCCCTCTTCGGAACACGAAAAGTTAAAGCCTATCGACAGGATATTCGCAACCGTGCCACCGCAGAAGAACAGTTTGGTGAGCTTAGTGCTCAGATTAATGCTCTCACACGTAAGCTGCAGGATGTGCGAAATGCTGCTTATGCAGTCTGCCCCCCTGTCCAGGTCGAAGATCAACTTCTTGCGAACACAGTCATTGCCGTCACCCATGCAGTTAATGCATGCGATGGTGTACTCAAATACATTGAAGCCAATATCAAGGCTGCCAAAGATGTCGTTGACTCCAAATCCCCCCCAGTTGAAGGTGCCCAAGAAACAAATAATATGAATAATACTAATACATCCCAAGGAGGTTCAAGTTCAAAATAGATGAATATAGCATGTGCATGGCTATAAGCCTGTAAGCCCTTGCCGCCCTCATCGTGTTGGTTTCGAAAGAGACTTCTAATGATCAGCAATTGGTGTGCAAACATCTTTGTTGTGAAGATAATTAACGTTTTGATTTGATCTTCCAAATATATTGCTGTGTGGAAACTTTGTTGAAGATACCTATGCCAAAGGACTAGCCCGCACTACTTAAGTGGTGTTCCAATGGAGTAAGCGTTGAGCTTCAGTTGTATGCAAAATTCTTGTGCTAAGCCGAGTGAGCATGTGACACTGGTGTCTTCTATTCCAATTTGTGTCGTACGATATTCCGGTTCTACTTCTGCGTCGTTTCTAGCCATAAGGTGACTAACTAACGTCTGTCAGCTGATATCCTATGGGTTCAGTCCTTATAAGTTAGGCCAGAGTGTATA